AAGTATTTCTTTAATGTATCGTCCTTCTGAAATGTTAAGTTCCGTCGTTCAGCACAAGCCAGTAAACTTAATGGCTGTTTCTGTCCTCGTTGTAGGATGTACTCAGCTAACATCGTATCGTAGATGTCACCATCATACTTGAAGCCACTAGCCCATAGCCACATCAAGTCATGCTGTGCGTTGTGCATTATTAGTAAGGTGGTCTTGTCTAATATAGTTTGTAATAGCCTGGAATTATCACCACTTCTATCTGTGTATTCAACATGATCGAACGTAAGCAAATGTCGTTCACTGGGTACATCTACATTCTTAGTACCCACCTGTACCAGAAAGTTGTTAACTTCAAACGGGTCCATATGTGTCTTGCCATTACGTTTAGTCGTTGTGTTCTCTACATCTAGCACTAACCTCATGCTGTGAACCTAGCAACTGCACCATCTAACTGGCACGTTATACGCCCATGAAAGCCACTGATTTTATTCTTAGCTATCGTCAAATGTCTCTGACTATCTTCCGACTCATCCGCTCCTTCTATTTTTCTGTTCTTAGATATGAGTATCATAAGATCAGCTTCCCCTGCCAAACCTGTTTTACTCCCTTCAATCATAGACATATCTGGGTTGACTTGGCCCTCTGCCGAAGCACTTAATTGTGTCATCCAAAACACAACACAGTTATATTGCTTTGCTATGTTTCGTGCGTGAATTGCTGCATCCTTTAAATATACATCAGTCTTATCACTGGTACGTTCTGCATACTTATGACCCATATCTAATATAACAATGTCGGGTTTATGTGATTTAACTGCCGCCTCTACCCAAGGCATTTCTTCACCTGTCCCATCTGATAAAGCAATGTTAGGTTTTACTCTATTATACAGTAAGAGGGACTTAGCTCTATTTCTTTTTCCTTCCTCTTTTTCCATGCCTGTACCTGCATTTGTGTACCTTAAACGTACTACTTTTGATGCCTCTTCATTACATAAAACTAAACACTTTGCACCCTGTTCAGCGAAGCCCCCTTCAGAGGCTATAATAGAGGCGTGGAAGCTCGTCTTACCTGTGTTAGGACGCGCACCTACTATAACAAAATGACCCCCTGTAACGCCCTCTACTCGACGCTGTAGGGTAGGTATATTAAACTTCCATTTTGTTTCGTCTTCGTTGTCTTCCCATATGGAATCTAAGTCCATGTTTTCGTACTTAATTTTTATGTTAGGTGTAAAATCATCCTTATATTTATCTACAAGATTACGCAATGGTTCTAGGCTAGTCTTTGTACCATTAACAAAGTCAAACCCAATGTTAGCTACTTCCTCGCCCACTGCCTGTTGGAACAACCTAGAGATAACTTCAGTAGCTACATCATTATTTAATGCACTACTGCTTGCCATCTTCTTAAATATCTTATGGTACTGCTCTTTACTTGATGTTGTGAGTGTCTTGTTAGACGCATAGAACAATGCTTCCAAGTCAGCTAGTGATAGCCCCTTATCATATTTTTGCATTGCATAATCTAATGTTTGTTTTACTTTCCTTACATCCTTAGTGAAGATTTTATCTGGGCATCGTATCCCTCTGTGTAGTTCATAGAAATCTTTATCTAATAATGTTTTAAGTAATGCTACTTCTGTCATTCTGTACCTTTCTTCTTCTTCCTATAAATGATCCTCTACTGTCCCACCCTATTAATCTCATAGGTAAAGGCCACAGATACCACCTTGTTGATCTGCTCGTACCATCGTTCCAACACTCCATTACTCTACCCCTACCAATTTGGCATAGCCCTACACAAGCTGGGTAACGTGCTTCTTTTGCTGTAGTATATAAATTTCTATTTAACCACAAAGAGTGTGTAACCTTATCAAGTCCTCTTGTACTCTGTACTTTATATCGTCCTGTAAACGCATCGCAATAGTGCCTGTTCCTGTCCAAGACGCTATCTCTCGTCTGTACTCCAAGGTCTTGTGTGTAGCATCTGGGTCAAGTGCTACTATAATATGCACAAAATCTTGTATGTGTTCTATGTGAATACTACTCAATGTTGTGCCTAAGATAGCCATACCTGTGACACTTGGACACACACTAGATATAGTGTTAGCACTAATAACATCTTCAACGATAACAACAGTGCCATTAGGTTTCCCTCGACAAGAAGTATAAACAGGTGCATTGCCTGTATATCTAAACCACTTAGGTATCCCACCATCTAGCGACCTGCCTGTAGCATCAATAAGACTGTTGTTACTTCTAATAGGAAACACTGCACGTTTATCCTTAACGTCAAAAAGTATCTCAACATCATGTAAATCCCAACGATCTATAAATGTTTGCAATGCTTTATTGTTCTGTGATGGTGCAATTACATATTCTGGTATTACCCATAGGTCTGATGCTTTCTTCTTACTCAGTGTTGCATCTCGATTGCGTAACTTTTCTTGTATCTCAGTAACCGATAAAGATACTGGTATTGCACTCGATGTATGACAACTTAACTTATAGCATCTGTATAGGATTAGACCATCAATGTTGCTAACACTAAAATCGTTTGGACTATGGCAAACAGGACAGGTGCATCTAACACTCTGCCCATCCGTTAAACCTAAGTCTAAAACAAACTCCCTAACTTTCATCTACGTTCCTCCCTTCTAGTGCCTTGACTGCACCACTATATGTATTGACTAAGTAAGGCTTAACACTCTGCGGTGATCTATGTCCACTAACTTGCATTACACCTGCCAAGTCAACACCACCCTCAACCATCTCAGTGATAGCTGTACGACGAAGATCCATAGCTGTTAGTTCTTTAGGTAAGTTAGCTTCAGCCTTAACTTCATTAATCAAGTACGATACTTCTTTGATGTTATAAGGAGTGTAAGACTGTGCTATTGGGCGTACCCTGGGCGCGACATATTCTTGAAAGCCAAAGTCTTTCTCTTGTTGGCGTAACATCTTAATCAAGTTATCACTAATAGGTAGATGTACTTCTGCCCCTCGTTTACTTTGTACAATGTCTAATCGTTTCTCATCAAAGTTTATTGACTTCCATTTTAAGTTTCGCATGTCGCCAACACGTTGCGCCCAATCGTAGGACATATGTGTAATCAATCCAATGCTCCGCCATCTAAAGTCTGCGTAGGCCACACTAAGAAACTTCTTAACATCATTGCGCGACCACTTAACACTCCGCACCCCATCAGCCTTGCGAGTTAGATGGTTAATAGGGTTCTTGTGAGTAATCTCTTTCTGCATTGCGTACTTGAATACAACATTAAGAATAGCGGCTCTAAGGTTAGCTGTTCTCCTGCCTACCTTTAACCACTGCTCATAAGCATCACTAATATGTTTAATGCTTATGTTCTTCAGTTTAATGTTACCTAGTTCGACGTTGCCTTGCACCACAGTGATGCAAGACTTATTTAACTGTCGATCATAACTCACCTGCGTTGGGGCGGATAAGTTACAAAATATAGGTGCTTTCATATAATACTCTACCATTGTCGATAGTGTATCTTTCTCTGTTGGTATCTTCATTTGTCTCTCCTTTATTTACAATTGTCTTTGTCATTTTTATGTTCTTCTATTTCTTGCTTACGAACATTGAAGCAGTACACTGCCGCCACAATATAAAAGATTATAAAAAAGTATCCGGGTAAATACATTGCTTCGTGACTCATCTTATCTCTCCTTCATTTATATATGTTTCGCCCATACAAGTAGGACATATTTCAGCATTGACACTAGGGTTATCTGGGTCAGTAGGGTAATGCTCTAATTCATACACTACCCCACGCCCATCACAGTTAAAGCATTTGTGTTGCTCTTCTGTCATTTGTTCTGCTCCCTATGTATATCTCTTTGCTCTACAATTAATAGTCGCTCCTTGATACATCTTACTTGTGCAATCAATGACGCTATTTGTTTTTGTTCTTCAGTCATGTACTCGATCCTCTCTCTTTGTTAATTCATTAGTCCATTGAGTAGTATGATAAGTATCCTCTCTTACTCGTGTTTCAAAAAATGTTCCTAATTCTGGGTGGTTACCCATAAACTTTCTGGCATAATGAGAAATCCAACCGTCATCAATTTTGTATTGTGAATCTTTTTCACTTATCATTGTCTCCCACCTGATTCGGTGAAAAATACTTTTTGCAGAGTACCTTTGTTTGTACTTTGATGCTTCAAGAGCAAAACGCTCAAACATTTTGTACACTTCTGGGTTTTCTCTGTCGTGCTTAACAAAGTTTTCTACTGTCCATTTACCATGCATATTATTCTTTCCCTTCTATTTGTTTCAGTCTAATCAATCTACTTTGCGCGTAGGCGTAGGCCTTATGTAACTCTTTGATCTCATGCTCTAAGTATGATGTCTCGTACTCAAGATTTTCTATCTCACCACATAAACTCATTCTACTTCCTTTCTAACAATGTTTTCCTTATCTGTTACCCAATAACGCTTATAGTTATTTTTAGTTATGGGATGCTTACGCCACGCCCCAAGTATAACGTAACCTTCAGCGCGTAATGTAGATATAACTTTACTCAGTGAAGCTATCTGATAATCCAGTAGAGCCTCTCTATTAGTTATACTACCTGTAATCTTTAGGTGATTAATAACCTGTTCAGTCTGTATCATTAGTTATCTCCTTTTTTAACAATGCATTAGCCTGTATATTGCACACTCTCTTTTCCTCTATTAGTTCTTCTAATACACTAATAGCTGTATAAATATGCCCTGTACCACTATCTTGTATCTTCTTAGATAGAGTAGCGATTATATTATTAATATCTGTTATGTCTTGTAGACAAATACGTTCAATCGCTTCTTGTAAATTGTTATCCATCTTTATCCATCCTTTCTATTTTAGTTACTAAATAATCGTCAAGTATATCTCTAACCATTTGTTTTCCGTGGGCATACATATATATCTTAGTCCAATATGCATCGTTTAGTTCTACCTTGTATCTAATCCACTCAGGTTTAGGAAAGACCATTAGACTCTCCTTCC